CCGAGTAGCTCGGGGTGAACGTCCCGGACACGAACGCCTTGGTCACCAGCGTGCTGGTGAGCCCCTCCACGGGCGCACCACAGCTGTCCAGACGGGTGATCCGGATCATCTTGCCCCGCGCCATGTTTGCGCACTGGACTGCCATTACTCGTCACCTTCCTTCGGTTTCGGAGCGCGCTTCCTGGGCGGCGCCGGGGGCTTGACGTAGAGATTGGCCAGGTAGGGCGGCACGAGGAACTCGTTCCCGCCGCGTGCGGTGCGCACGTCCGCGGGATCGGCCGCAAGGGCCAGGAGTTCGCGCGCCACATCGGCGACGGGCCGGGAACCGGGGACCACGGCGATCCAGTCGTCCATCACGGCACCGCCGGGGCCGTCGCGACGGCCGGGGCCGCGATGGGGATCTGGACCGCGAACACGGTGTCGCACACCCAGAAGTGGGCGTAAACCGTCTCGGCCAACGCCATCCACTGGTTAAGCGACCGGTCCAGGGTCTGCACCGGGTCCGGCTGGGACACCGGGGTGGACCACAGGTACGTCTGAGGCGTGATGAACGCCCACACGAACCCGGCCGCCGGAGCGACCCCTGCGGGCCCTGTGATGCCGTAGCCAGCCCCGAAGGACCACGCGTTGCCCAGTGGCGTCCGGAAGACTCCGGCGCCGCCCTGGCGGTCCGCCTGCTCGGCGTAACTGACGGCACCGAACGCGCGGGTGTTGACGTGGATCACGCCGTTGTACCCGTGCGCGTCGAAGAACGCCTCTTCCAGCGCGCTCACGGCCGCGCCCGCGCCCGGGGCGGACGGGGTGACGATCGTGGCGCCCGCCGTGGTGAGCACGGGGTCCGCGCCGCCACCGCCATTCCAGATGACGTTCTCGACCGCGTGCTGGGCGCCGGCGTTGTACCTGCGCGCGACGCGGTTGCGGACCTGGTCGGCCGTGGTGCCCACGGTCCCGCACTGGTAGCTCGCAAGAAGCCAGTACGGCTTGGCGTCCACCGTGCCGATGCCGGGCGCGAACGCTTTGGTCGGCTGCGTGCCCTCGCACACGGGGGTGTACGGGACCACGCTGATACCGCAGTCCGGCGCGATGAACTGGAGCCCGGATGCGACCATGCGCTCATCCAGCGTGCCGCCGACCGACGCATCGAAGATGCCGTACCGGCGCTGCCCCGGCTGCGGTGCGTCGATCTCCTGCTCGTTACTGATGATCACTGCCATGTCTTCCCTCCTTCCTGTGTTGAAGACGCCCGCCCGCCAGGGACGACAGGAACGGGCGGGCGCCGGTCAGGGGGAGGGTCAGGCGGCCGGGACGACGCACGAGGTGTAAACCTGGTGACCGGTCGCACCGGACGGGCACGCCTGAGCGGTGTAGAGCTTGATCTCGCCGCACGGGAAGATCGGCGCGTAGCCCTCTTCCGTGAACAGGGCCGTGTAGAGGTTCTGCTTCAGGTTGGTCGAGTCGTAGACGTTGGTTAGCGTCACGACGTCCTCGCGCAGGAGCACGACCGCGCCCGCGGGGTAGATCAGGAACTGAACCGTAGTCGGAAGCGACGTCAGGAACGTGATCGGCGCCGTGATGTCACCGGGGCCGGTCGCCAGGCCGGACGGGTTGTCCTGCCAGTCGCGGACGAACTGCGGGCGGATGTTCCGGGTCGAGAACCACGACATGATCGTTGCGTTCGCCAGGGCGAACGGGTCTGCGTACCAGGCGTTGCGGCGGCCGATGTCGGCACGCCACTGGGCGAGAACCCACTGGGGCAGGACCACTTCCAGTACGCGGTTCTCGGACATGTGCTCGCGGTACCGCATGTCGATCGCCGCGATGTCCACGGCCGACAGGATGGACGATACGGCGGAGGTGTCGGGGGTCTGGCCAACCACGGCCGCGCCCTGGCCCGGGATTACCACGGCCGCACCAGCCTGCGTGACCATCTGGGCGATGATGTCGCGGTTGACGTTGACCTCGTGCTTCAGCGTCAGGCCGTCAATCAGGGTGGCGACGTTCTCTCGGTAGCCGACGTCCTGGAGGAAGCTGCCGGTAATGCACGTCACGGCGACGTCCAGGCGCCGGTCCGTGAACGTCGGGCACGGCAGTTCGGTGCAGTTCTTCGCCGTGTCCGCGATGACCTGCGCTTCGGTCAGCTTGGTGAAGCTCGTCAACGTCGCGTCGTTGATCTGCGCCCAGGACCACTCGTTGGTGTAGTTCACACCACCGCGCGGGGCCGACGCGGTCGGCAGGTCGATGATGCCGTCCGTCTCCCACAGGGAGCACAGGTCATAACGGTTCTCGGACGGGGCGCACCAGCCGGCCGCGGCCGTGAGCGCACCCATGGACGTGCCGCCAGAGCTGACCGACGCTTCCCACGCCTTCAGCAGGGATCCGCCGTCCAGCCGCTTCTCGTCGCGCAGCTGCGTGAGCATCTCCGCGTCCTGGTCGCGGTTGCCCGTGACCTTGAACTCCCGGTCGCGGGTGAACTGCGCAAGTGCGCGCTCCGCACGGATGCCCCCGCCGACACGAGAGCTGCCGAACTGGTTGAACAGGCGGACCGACGCGTCGCCGATGTCGCGGATGGTCGCCTCCTCGCCGACGCTGCGCCGGAGGACGCCGGCCGCGTCGGAGGACAGGGCGTTGACGATCCGGTCCCGGCGGACGGGCTGCTCGGCCGGAACGGCCACAGGCGCCTGTGCGGCCATCTGGGCGACGGAGGGGACCTGGGGGACCGGGACGGTCTCCACGGCCGCCACAACCGCCTCCACGGGCGCCTGAGGGGTGACGGGCACCGGGGCGTTGATGGGCGGAAGCGCGTCGGCCTTCGCGAAGGTATCGCGTGCGGCCTGCTCGGCGGCCGCACGCTCGGCGCGGACGGTCGCCTCGGCCTTGATCGCGGCGGAACGCCCGGCAAGCTCGGTCAGCTCTCCGGCCTCGCCGGTCGCGAGCTCGGCCTTGGCCGCGAGCTCGGCGCCACGCTCCTGGATACGGGCGTACTCGCTGCCGAGGGCGGAGTCATCGAGCGTGGTCGGGTCAAAGGGGACCGGGGTCTCCTCGGGGGTGATGTCGTCTGCCATGACTGCTCCTTCGGATCGGCAGGGGACGGATAGGGCACGTCGCCTGCGGTCCGGCTCACAGCTCAGCAACCACGGCTGGTCACAGGGTACGCGAAAGGCCCGCCACGGGAAGTGACGGGCCTTGGAGGGAACGGAGGGATCAGGGTCCGAAGGGGTCGCGAGTCCCGGGCGGAAGCGTCTTCATACGAGAAGGCGCGTCCAGCTCGGGTATCACCGTGGGGTCGCCCCGGTGCGTCTCGACCCATTCGCGAGCAGCCTCAGTGAGGGCGGAGGAGAGGGGCAGCGCCAGGCGAATGGCGGTCCGGTCGAACTCACTCCACATCGCGGCGTCGCGTTGCTTGCGGTAATAGCTGCTCTGGCCAGGTTTCATGGGAGAATAGTAACAGAAAGCTACTTGGAGGTATGGAGGGAAGCGGAGGTAGGCCACCAGCTCCTTCCTTTACGCGCGTATGTGCGGGTGCGCTCGTCACGACGTCTCGTAGAGACACTCTCTGTATTGCGGGGGGCTGGTGGCGTTCCCTCCCATTACCTCCACCCTCCTGTTTGTAACCGGCACAGAAACGGGCACAAACGGCGAAGCGGGACACGCCCAGGTTCTGGACGGGCCCCGCTTAGTTACCGCTCAGTCACTTGGACAGCTTCGGCACCAGCTGCTTTGTGCCGCCCTGAGCGCTCCTCGCCAACTTCAGCCTGGCCTCGCCCAGCGTCGCCACACGCTCCGTCGTGCCGTCCCGGTACGTCACCAGGTACTCCGTGTCCGCCTGCGCCTTGTTCCCGCAGCATCCCGCCATGTCAGGTCTCCGTCCCTGTCTGCACCCACGCCCACCTGGCCCGGGCCTGCTCGCTTGCCTCCGTCACCGCGTCGATGACGGACGTGCACCGGTACTGCGCCTCAGTCTGAGGCAGGATCCCGAACGACCCGATCAGCGCCCGCTGATGTCCGTTGCTGAACGCCACACGCGCCCGCGGGACCGGGAAACCGGGCGCGTTCACGCTGCACACGGCGATCATCTCCAGCGATCCGCCGATCCTGCGCCAGTCCCCGGAAACCGGGGAGGTACGGAATACCTCCGTTGCCTCCACGCTCGCCCCGGGCAGCATCCAGCCGGCCACCCAGATGCCGTGTTCGTCCTCACCCGCGACCACGCGCGCCACCGCGGCCGACGGGTCGTCGTAGTGCTGCTGTGCCGCCTGGAAGGCCAACTGCGCGTCCGCGTGCCGGGGCCCGGCCACGAGCGTCCCCACGGGCAGCACAGGGCCTTCCGCAGTCGCCTGCTCCGCCACGTGGAAGTACGTGTACCCCGACGCGCTCAGCGGAGGCGTGACGCACCCAGGCAGCCCGATGTGGCACGAGCCCCACCCCGCGATGTGCCCGAACACGCGGCCCGTGTCCGACACGGTCAGGGGCGTGAGGCGGTCCAGGTCCGGCGGCCGAAACCAGTCCAGGGGCGGAAGTTGTTCGGGGCGCGCCGAAGCGTACATCCAGTCGGAGGGAACGGAAGGAACTTCCTCCACCGGGTCCGCAGGCAGCGGATCCAGCGTCAGGGACACGTCCGCGAACGCCGGAATGGCGACCAGCGTGGCCCCAGAGATCCGCCACTTGGTGATGACGAGACGCTCCTGGTCGTCCATCGTGTACTCGATGTCGTCCAGGTCCACGCTCGGGCCCAGCAGGCCGGCCTCAAGTTGCTCGATGACCGCGTACGGCGCCGAATCCAGCATCGTCCCCGTAGCCGTCACCATGCCGTCGCCGATGCGCAGCGTCTCCATGCGCGCGACCACGCGCGAACCTCCGTGCCCGTCATCACTCAGCTCTTGCCACATCAGGGGGAGCGGAAGATCGCGGCTCGATCCGCCCGCAGGGCTGAGGATGCGGCCGTCCCCGGTCGGGACCCCGAGACGCGCGAGCACCGCGCTCCATGTCCTGGTCATTCGCAGTCGGCCTCTCCGTGCGTGCAGCACATCTCCCCGGCGCAACCACAGCACCGGTCCCTACCCCACCCCCCGCTCACGGGGTCTGCTCCGAGCGCGCCCACAGGTACAGCAGCAGATCCTGGTCCAGCTGAAGCTCGTTCTGCGTGACCATGGTCAGCACCGCGTCCGGGTCGGCCGGAATCTCCGGCCAGCCATGCATCATGTGGTACGTCGCCAGATCCATTGCCATCAGGGATCCTGCCTTTCAGTCCAGTCGATTTCCTCGCCGAGAACCACAGGAAGCAAGGAACATCGGCAGTTGATCACTTCATTCGCAGGTCCCCGGGGGTCTCCCGGGAACAGCAGCCTCGCACCGCCAACCGTGAACGGCTCCGACAGCAGTGTGCGCTGCTTGTCCGCCGCGACGTGAGTCGGGCGCGTCCGCTTGTCCTCGGTAGAGATCCACACCTTGAACGGGGCCACATCCCCACGCTGCTCCGCGTCCAGGACGGCCCCCCGGTACACGCCGGCGTTCACCGCCCCGATGGTCTCCGTACGGGCCACGGTCATGGCCCGGCCCCGCCACACCGACGTCGGCCCCGCCGTGAGGATCGCCTGGATGTCGTCCCGCACCCGGTCAAGGGCCCGCCCCTCCTGGATGCCCCGTTCGACCTCGGCCACGATCATGGCGTACACCTCGTCGGGGGTGTGGCTCATCCGGTTGCCGACCTCGTTCAGGTACCCGCTCACGTACGGGTCCGATGGCGGATCGCCCGCGCGGGTCACGCGCCGCCACGCGTCTGTGAGGACGTTCCTTACCTCCGGCACTACCTCCACGTCGACCTGGTCCGTCCAGAACTGTGCGTGGTCCGATACCCGCCCCGGGTCGATCGGGCCGTCCACAGGCACGGCGGCCGGGCGGACCCGGTCCAGGAAGCGGGACACGGAGCGGAACCAGGTCCGGGCAATGCGCTGCTCCCCCTCCCGGATGAACGCCTGCGCGCGCAGGCGCTGAGGGAGGTTCGGGTCCTCACCGGGGGGCGTGGTCACCGGAGCCGTGCCTTCAGCTCACGGCGATCGTGCAGCATCTTGTGGGTCAGCAGACCGCCCACGTAGTCCATCAGGGCGTTGCGGAACACAGCCCGGTCCCTGCCGTAGGCCACGGCCACGTTGTCCGTGAACTGGAACGAGCCCTCCAGCAGCCGACCGCTCTCCGTGGGGTGGAAGTCGGCCACCGTGTGCAGTTCATGCCGTTCCACGGACTTGAACTGGCCCCGGTTCTGGTTGGTAAGCAGGCGTCCGCCCGCACGCGAGAGTGCGTCGTAGACGATCAGCTCGGCCGCCGCCACGAGTCCCTCGGGCACAGGCTCCTCGCCGCTGGTGTCCGGCGTCGCCCCCGGCAGCGCGTTCGGTACCGGGTCGGGCTCGGGCGTCACCAGCTCGCCTCCGGCGCCGACTTCCGCGTCCACGCCAGCAGCGACCGGGCTGACTTCGATCTCCAGCCCCATGGCTTCGGCCACGTTCGGGTCCGCGAGCAGGGTCGGAGCCCCGACCACGATCTTTTCCAGCAGGCGGCGCGTGCGCTCTTCCGGGCCCGGCATGGCGTCCGTGGTCACGCCATTCTCGGTCAGCATGTACTCGTCCGAGATAAGTATCTTCTCGTACAGGGATTCCAGCGTCTCCCGGTCATCGGGGCGTGCCACGATGGCGGTGGTGTCCCAGCCGATCTCGTACCCGGCCGCCTGTTCAGGGCTCAGGCCCATGGCGATCAGGGCGGGCCGGAACCAATGTTCCGTGATCGCGTCCCCCACCGCCTTGAGCAGGGGCTCGATGAAGATCTTGTAGGTGGACTCCTCCACCTGCCACGCCGACCAGTGGTTCGACTCACCCTGCGTGCCCTCGGCCACGTCTTTGGGCATGTCCAGGGCGGAGGCGAGCCGGGACAGGGCGTTGTCGCGCAGCTCCACCACGGCCGCGTCGAACGCAGTCGCGAAGTCCTGGAACACGGCGTTGCCGATGACCTCACCCGGCAT